TTATAAGTATTAGAACATAACTATAAGGAAAAAATATTATGTCAACAGTAGATCAATTAAAAGCAGACTTTGAAACATTCTTAGCTGAGGACGCAAAGTTCACAGCAGGCAACGGTGCAGCAGGAACCCGTGCTCGCAAAGCACTTCAAGAAGTTGCTAAAGGTGTTAAGGCTCGCCGCAACGAAATTACAGCAGAAAAGAACGCTCGTAAAGAAGCCAAGGCCTAATCATGAGCGACAAGGACAGTATCACATTTGATGATATTGAAATTGATCTAAGCAGTTATGGTGCCGCTCAGGCAAGCACCATGACTGATACCTTAGATACAATTACTCTTACTGGTGGGGGTACTACTATTACTTTACCTTCAACAGGATATTCCTATTCTTCAGGAGCAACAGTAGGCGGTATCACAACAATTAGCGGTATTAATCCTGCTCCGAGTCAATGGACTACGGGAACTAGTGGACAGTATTATACTGTAGGTACAAATGGCAATAACTGGAATAATCCTACCCCCACTGTTAATATCGGAAATAATGGTATTGACATGGCTGCTGGTACCGACATCAAGATTGATGGTAAGAGTCTAAAAGAGTTTATGAAGAAAATGGAACAAAGGTTGGCCATACTTGTACCCGATCCTGCAAAACTTGAAAAGTTCGAAGCACTTAAAAAAGCCTACGAACATTACAAGACTATGGAAAGTCTTTGCTTCGATGAACCAATTGAAGAACCCGAGCAGTGAATATTAAAATCTACGACGATCTAATTCCTAAACATCTGCAAGATTACTACGAATTGAGCATTTTAGGAAGAACAACGGTAGAAGATGAAGTCATGCATCCTACGGTTGATCTGCGATGTAAGTATGAATCAACTGCTAACGAAGAAGGCATTAATCCCCTTTCGCTTGTCCATGTACTAAAATCCAGTTCACAACGTTCGGATCATCTAGATAATTTTGCATTAATTCCTCAATTGGTCTGTCAAGATCTAGGTTTAATGTTAAAAGAAATAATGGTAGCTAGGATTTATCTTATACTACCTTATAAAACAAAATTAAAACACTACGCAGCACATCAAGACTTTCCTTTTAAACATACTGTAGTGTTGTACTATGTTAATGATGCAGATGGAGACACTGTGTTCTTTGACAACGATAACAATATAGTTCAATCAGTTTCTCCTAAACGTGGCCGAGTGGTTGTGTTTGATGGAGAAATATATCATGGCGGAGGTATTCCTAAAACAGGACCACGCTGTGTTGTAAATTTCGATATACTAACCTAGTAGTAAATAAACATGAATGTTAAACTTTTATCATATAGTCAACCAACAGGCGAATTTAGAGACGCCGGAATCGCTGATGCACAGGAACTTATTGCCTATTGCGCCCGTGTGTCCAATCCCAGCAATCAGTTTAATACAGAGACAAGTGAGAAACTCATCCGGTATTTGGTCAAACATCAACACTGGTCGCCACTCGAAATGGTCTCAGCCTGTATTGAAATTACCACTACCCGAGACATTGCCCGACAAATCCTCAGGCATAGAAGCTTTAGCTTTCAAGAATTTAGTCAGCGATATGCGGACCCTACTAAAGATCTTAACTTCGTCACAAGAGAAGCAAGACTCCAAGACCCAAAGAACAGACAGAATAGTGTCCAAGTTGATGATACAGACTTACAGAACGAATGGTTTAGAGCTCAACAGCGAGTCATTTATGCTGCCAAGAGAGAATACGAATGGGCTATCGCTAACGGCATAGCCAAGGAGCAGGCTCGTGCAGTCTTACCAGAAGGCCTCACAGAAAGTCGACTATACATGAACGGCACACTACGTTCTTGGGTACACTTTATTGAGCTTCGTTCGGCAAACGGAACACAGCTAGAACACCAAGAAGTCGCTCGTGCCTGTGCTAAAGTTATTGCTGAGATATTTCCCCTAGCAGAAAGTCTAGTACAATGAAAGAAAAAATTGATCAGTTTTGCAAAAACTACGAAGTACAAATCGTAGATGATCAAAAACGTAGGGCCAGATATCACCCTCCTAGGTATTTTACAGATCCCCTGCGAGCAGACGTTGTAAGCAGGGACTTTGTAGAATATGAAACAGAAAAAGTCTTTACAGTTCAAATACCCGAAAGCCGCTTTCGAGCTCTAATAGAAATGGAGCAGAGATTCTTTGGCAATCACACCCACGGTTATAGCGATGCCGATATGTTTTCCATGCTTATGGAAAAGGAGCGTGAGGAAAGTTGGTATCGTCAATCTAATGCCGCTGTCCAAAAAGCCTACGAACAGTATTCAATCATGCTTAATTTGGCAGGCTACCAAAGAAAAATTTGAGTCAAAAAAGATTCTTATTGACAGGTTTTCTAAAAGATTGTATAATTAAAGTGTTCGACAGGACAATCTTAAGGAATAGAAATGCGTAGTCATTATTGGACAATTGGAAAATTTGCAGATTGGTTGCGTGGCACACCCAAGCTCAAGTGTGGCACCAGCGAAGAATGGAACGACTGGGAAGATAAGGCCAAGGCTGCACATCCTGTTCGTTGGTGGATTGCTGAAGAAGGTTTAGATCATGCCCAAAAGATTGTCTATTATATTCCGGATAAACTAAATGATGTTCGATATTATATTAATAATCGCTGGATTAGTCGCAGTCATAGCCTTACTGCTCACCCTCGTGATATTCGTCCTGGCTCTTGGTGCGATGTTGGGAATCGATTCCTTCCATGCCTATTTAATGAGCTTCAAGACTTTGTTGAAGTAGAACAAGCCTGGCATCACTGTATGTGGAGCGATGAAGCCAAGACCAAGTTTGATGTGCCATGGTATCGCAAAGGTTGGTTGCGTTGGCGTACTTGGCGTTGTCCAGAAGCTGGTCTTGAATATCTGCGATGGGCTACTACCCTGACTAACAAAGAGTTTATTGAAGAAGGCGAAAAAGAAGAACCTACCTACCAAGCAAAAGCTGCTAAAGAAATCATTGAGCTTTATACTTGGTGGACTACCACATACCGTAATCGTCCAGACCCGTATGATGCTAGTGGATGGACTGCTTACTGTGAAATGAGTCGTATGGCAAACGGCGGACGTTTGAGCTTTGGAGGAAAAGATAGCCCTGCTCTTAAAAAGGCCAGCAATGCTGCACACAAAGAACTTCGTAAGATTGAAGCAGCCTACGCCAAAGAAGAAGAACAAATGATGATTCGTCTTATTAAAATTCGCGAAAGCCTATGGACATGAAACAGTCAAACTTTAGACATTGGGTTAATGAGCTATGGATGGAGAATCGTGAAGAGCGATTACTCTATGGCGAGGAACCTGCTACAATAAAGCAGTACTGGGAACGGTATAAATATTGGCTTAAACGTGAATACAAACATCAACGAGATAAAAATGAAACTGCAACAACCCGCTGAGGGAATTCTACTTCGAAAAGATTATGGCGATGCCAAGATCTATCAAATTGTCTGCGAATGCGGAGACTGTGATCACTCTCACGATGTTTGGGTAGAAGCAGAGGATCACGGAATTACTGTGACAATTTATACCCAACAAAAAACAAAATGGTGGCAATCAAATCGTTGGAAGATTATGTGGACATTGTTAACCAAAGGATATGTTGAACGTGAATCTGTTCTTATCATGTCTGAACAACAGGCTTTTAACTACGCAGAAACACTAAAGAAAGCAGTACAGGATGTTAAAGATTTCAAAAAGCCCTGATCGTATGACTTTTCAAAAAGAGGGCTATGTCAAGCGTCAACTTGAAAAAGGTGAACCCTTGAACGAAGACTATCTTAAAATGTACGACGATATGGCTACACAACACAATCACAAGTTTGACGATCTTGAATCACGCAAAAACAGTATGGAGTACGATCTGTTAACCACTGATTGGATTTTGGAAAAAGTTCGAGCCAACGACATCTATGCCCAAAATCTTTATGCGGCCATGTGTAATCGTGATTTCCAAAAATTGGATGTCATTCCTATCCTAAAGGGACAAACTTGGAGTTGCAGTTGGCGATACGCCGGCGGTATAATTGCCGACATGCAACAAAAAGGTGATTACATTGATTGGTACTGTTCGGGAATTCGAAACGACGGATATCAAGATGATGTGGACGTAAAGTATCCAGGCGGACATGTTTCCGAAGGATGTGTCACTGAAGAAATTGAAATTGATCTAAAACGATTGGGTTGGATTGTTTTAGACGAAAACGAAAACCAGTAAGGAGGTTAGAGAGCAACCAATATGACATACATGTTATACGAAGTTTGGGCCGAGGACGAAGACGGCCATAATGAATTATTAGATACAACTGCTAGTCAAAAAGAAGCATTTGAAATAGCCAAATCTAGTTTAAATGACGGGTATATATCGTCTACCGTCTACCAAGAAAACGAAGACGGAGATTCAGTTCCTGTTAAAACTTTTCAAAATGACCCACTTGACAACTAGTCAAAACGATGCTATAATATAAGTATTGTTAATTAATAGGAGTGCGGTAATGGCAACTAAGGCAAAACATCTGGCAGACGCTCGTGCAGCCAAAGGTAAAGATTTTAGTCCAAAATGGGACGGTCATGAAACTTGGGATACTAATCAGTTCTTGCGTCATTTCCATTCTGCTATGCAGTGGTATCGTCTAGAGTCTGGTGGGAAAGAACTCAAGCCTAAAGTCATTAACTGGATGAGTCAAAACGGCTACACCAAAGAGCAAATTGCTGAGTTTAAAAAGACCAAAGATAATCGATGTGGTACAACTGTAGGTGCAATTGCCGCCTGCTTGCTAAAAGGTATGCCTGCTGTTCGTGCAGACTTTAACGAAGGTCGCAGTTCTGCGGCTTGGTTGGGTCAGTCTATCGCTAAAATTGTAGCAGAAGGTAAAGACGACGTCGACGATTCAGAGGAAGTTGAAGTTAAACCTGTAGGTCCTGTTGTTAGTATTCAAGATCGAGTACGTGAATCGTCTTATAAAATGACTGAAGAAATTGAAACTGCTATTGAGGCGTTTCAGACAGACCCAGAAACTTTTGACCCTAAAGCATTTAAAGTTCTTAATTTGCTGAAAGCACATCAAGCCAAAGCAGCTCATGCCCGTATTATCAAAGATTTCTACGCTAGAGATTTAGATGAATTAATAGAAGCTGCCACTACCAAAGACGAACAACTCAAAGAAGCCTACAGCCATTTGAGCAAGGTGCAACTGCGTAAAATTACAGCATTCTATCAAGAAATTGTCAGTGCCTGCGAAATGCTAGCACAAGAAGCCAAAGTTAATCGCAAGCCCAAAGCTAAAAAGGCTGTACCTGCTGAGAAGATCGTGGCCAAACTCAAGTACAAGAAAGCAGACGAGCCTTTGAAATTGGTGTCTATTAATCCTGCAGATATTCTAGGTGCTAAAGAATTGTGGACTTACAACACAAAGAGCCGCAAGTTAGGCAAGTATATTGCCGACGAGTTCCGTGAACTAGGCATTAAAGGCACAACAATTACAGGATTTAACGAATCTAAATCTGTACAAAAAACTCTACGCAAACCTGCAGAACAAATCAAAGCATTTAAAGATGCAGGAAAAGTAGTGCTACGCAAGTTCCTTGAGGACATTAATGCTGTTGATACCCGCATGAACGGGCGCATTAACGAAGACATAATCCTGCTGAAAATTGCCTAATGTTTAGATTGGAGTTTGATAAATACTGGTATGAACAATACCAATATCGATCAAACTCTAACAGACCTAAGCAAAGTCCTTAAGGATCTTGTTGATGCTGCCCACCAGCCCGTAGCCCAAGAAATAACACAATTCTTAGAATTCCGTGCCCGCAAAGGTGAGGAAAACTTTGGCAAGGGCATTATCTGGAGCGGTAAAGGTTATACTAAACAATTTGTATTCAACGGAAATCCAGATAGATTCTTCTCTTCAGAAAGCATTGATCTAGACAAAGACAGACATCTTTCTATCGGCGGTACTGTTGTACTATCTGGTAAAGAGCTTGGCACATCTGTGACTAAGAGTAATTTACAAACTGTTGGGCGTCTTAAGGGGTTGATTGTTGACGGTTCATTAAACATCAATCAATATCTAATTTATAATGGCACTACAGATAGATTAGGGTTAGGTACTGATGCGCCTAACGCTGCTTTTAGCGTTGCAGAAAATGCCATTGAAGTTATGTTGGGCACCAACGATGCATTCCACGGAATGGTCGGTACATTTGCCAGCACAGATTTTGACATCGTCACTGACAATACAACTAGAATTTCAGTTAAAGCCAATGGTAATATTGAACTAGGAAATCCCAATAGAAATCCTATTCAAGTTAAGATTAACGGAAAACTAAGTATCGGTGTTGAAAATCCTGATCCTGCGGTTGACCTACATGTAGCAGGTGCTGTTCGTTTCGGCGGACATATTCATATGTATGCATCTGCTCCGCCACAAGAAGGCACATATTCAGTAGGTGACATTATTTGGAATACCGCTGCTAGAGTAGGAACAGGTGTAGGCTGGGTTTGCCTCCGAGCCGGAAGCCCAGGTGCTTGGTATCCATTCGGCGAGATCAAAGAAAGAGGTTAAGCAATGGGCGAACAAGCCCTTGTTATAGGCAACGGCGAGAGTCGTAGCAGAGTTAATCTAGACTCCTTTAAAGATAGTCATGTGCTAGTAGGGTGCAATGCTCTACATAGAGACATTGTCGTCGATCATCTTGTCTGTTGTGATCATAGAATGGTTAGAGAAGCATTAGAGAATCCTGCAACAGTCAATACAACCATTCATGTTCGAGATGGATGGCATCACTATTTTAGAAAAATAGAAAAACACAAAAATGTAAAACTTTTACCAGAGCTACCCTATCGAGGAGATCTTCGGCCCGACAAACCTGTGCATTGGGGATCTGGTCCATATGCTGTACTAATTGCTGCGCAATTAAATTTATCAACAGTATCACTTGTTGGCTTTGACTTATACGGAAGGCAAGACCTTGTAAACAATGTTTATAAAGGAACCAATAACTACTCTCATCCAAACTCTAATGCAGTTGATCCTAGTTATTGGATATATCAAATTGGTAAAATCTTTTCTCTATTCCCGCACATTCAATTTAATATTATCAATACAGAAGGTTGGGTCATGCCCACAGAATGGCAATATAATAATGTTAAAAAAGAATCTATTGGTGTTGCTTTACCTATAAATACCCTGTATACTTAATAGACAGCGGACTTCAACGTCATTCATCCCGCTATATAAACTCTGCATGTCGTCAAACTTGCTCATTATTAAGGAGACTAGAGATGGCAAAATATCTTTCAACAAAAACTTACGGCAATGACCGCGGCTTATCATGCTGTTTTAGACAGTGGAGAAGCACACATAGTCACTGCTCATTATTACACGGATACTCGATCGGTATCAAATTAATTTTCGAATCAGAGACACTAGACGACCGCAACTGGGTTATGGACTTTGGTGGACTCAAAGCATTCAAAGAATGGAGCGAGTGGCAGTTCGATCATACACTCTGTGTAGGTTCTGACGATCCTCACTTGGCTATTTTCAAACAAATGGCAGCATTAGGCAAACAAGCAGATGGTGGCATTGTTGATCTACGTATTGTAGAAGCGGTAGGCTGTGAAAAATTTGCCGAGTTGGCTTACAAGACCATGAACGAAATCTTAGGTGCATATCAAAACGGCATCAGTTGGATCCATCCAGACGGTCGCCTCTTTGAAGCACGTTATCCTGTTGGACAGGGTGTTAAACTTCGTTCTGTGGAAGTATTTGAACACGCTGGCAACTCAGCGACCTACGAAGGCTAATGAGAAAGATATGGAGAATATGGGCTAAAGCCCTAGGTGAAAAAGCAGGTGCTACCAAACAGGAAGCTGATATGGTAGCACTAGTTCGCACACTGATTATCCTTTCATATCTTATCACTAATGCGTTTATTGTTGCTGGTGTTATACGACACTGGTAAATAATAATATGCGTACATTTAACATTCACAATATTACCGTGGGCAATGATCAACCATTTATGTTGATTGCAGGACCATGTCAAATTGAAAGCCAGGATCATGCTCTTGATACCGCTGAACAAATTAAAGAAATTACAGATCAATTAGGAATCAAGTTTGTTTATAAAAGCAGCTTTGATAAAGCTAATCGTTCTAGTATTTCAACTAAGCGAGGTGTTGGTATTAAAGAGGGATTAGAAATTCTAAACACAGTCAAGCATACGCTTGGAGTGCCAATTCTTACTGATATTCACGAAAGTTGGCAGGCACAAGAAGTTGCAGACGCTGGAGTAGATATTCTACAAATTCCTGCGTTCTTGTGTAGACAAACTGATTTATTATTAGCAGCTGGTGCTACAGACAAAGCTATTAATGTTAAAAAAGGACAGTTCCTTGCGCCGCACGATATGAAAAACGTTGCAGCAAAGATTGCTTCAACTGGCAATGACCGCATTATGTTATGCGAAAGGGGATATACTCATGGATATAATAATCTTGTTGTCGATATGCGTAGCCTACCCATTATGGCAAGCACCGGGTATCCAGTGGTCTTTGATGCCACACATTCTGTTCAGCAGCCTGGAGGCATGGGAGAACGATCCGGCGGTGATCGAACTATGGTCCCATACTTGGCGAGGGCGGCTGTAGCCACAGGATGTGTTGCTGCGGTGTTTATGGAAACTCATGAAGATCCAGATTCGGCTCCCAGCGATGGTCCTAACATGATCAAGTTAACCGAGCTCGGTGATATTTTAAAAGACTTAGTAGAAATAGATAATGTGGTCAAGAGAAAATCTCACTAAAGAACAGTGGAGACACTATAAAAAATATGGGTTCCCTACTACTGAGGTTAGTGTAGAGCAACCTATTATAGAATCTAAACCTGTGTCAACTCATGCAGAAACAATTTCTGTGCTGTGTGTTCGATTTGGTACAAGATACGGTAGAGAATATGTTGAGCGCCTTCGCAATATGGTTGCTAGACATCTAAAAGTTCCTTATGAATTTTACTGCCTAACCGATGATCAACATCCAATAGACGGTGTTATCAGCATCGTAAGACCAAATGCTGGATATGCAAAAGGATGGTGGCATAAAGTTCACATGTTCGATCCCGGATTAAACCTTCGTGGTCGAGTTTTATATTTCGATTTAGATATTGTTATTCATAACAATCTAGATAAATTGGTATCAGGATACGACCGAGAATTTCTAGGCATTAGAGATTTCAATAGGAAATTTAATCCTCAATGGAATATTCTTAATAGTTCTGCTATGAGTTGGCCAGCAGGATTACATACTGACATCTTTACTACGTTTCAATCTAATCCTAAACAGGCTCAAAAATTACACGGTGACCAAGATTGGATTTGGCAAGTGGCAAAAAGCCGTATAACCTTTTGGCCAGAAAAATGGATACAAAGTTATAAATGGGAGATCCGTGATAGGACTGAACTTACCTATAACGGTAGCAAAAGATTTTTCAAAGATGTACGCAGTCCAAAAATACATCCGGAATGTTCTGTGTGCGTGTTTCACGGAGATCCTAAACCCGACGAGGTTATGGATCAGTTTGTTGTTGACAACTGGCGATAATGATGTTATACTAGTAGTATGACAAATACTATTACACCCGAAGCATTACGCACTTTGCTCCTTGAAAATGAGTGCATTGTTGAATTTACCAAAGTCAATGGCGAGGTACGATCAATGCCTTGTACACTTAAAGCTGTACTCATTCCTGATCCTATTCCTGCACCAAACTTTCCTAATCCAGAAGATCCGCCAAAAGTTAAAAAAGAAAATCCAGATGTAATGAGTGTTTGGTGTACTGACAAGCAGGCTTGGCGTAGTTTTCGTATTGCAAATGTAATCTCAGCGAAAGTAAAAGATAGTGTATAACATTCATCAAAGTCAAATTCGAACACTGCGACCCGGCGATAGAAATTTTCAAATCGTCGACGGTCTATCTATAGCCGCTAGAGCTAGCTTTGAAATTAGCAATAGCTGTCCAAAAGAATACAAAAGCATTTTAATTACTGCAATCAACGCAGGCTGGATCAAACCTGTTGCTAATCTAACTGAACGTGAACTTATTTTTATGGGATTGACTGATGACTAAACGAATTGGCTTTGCTTGTAAATGGATCGATGGTCCTAGTCAAATTAACGGGATCAAGCAAAAAGACAACTGTAAACAGTATAATACAGGGTCTACTACAGTAGCTTGGTTAAATAGACAACAGAAAGAAACAGCCGAACAGAAGCTCTGGGACTTAATGGTACAGAACATTGAAAGCTGTAGATTACTGGTTGAAAAGGTAGGGACACTTGATGAAAATCTTAGAATGGTACGACTCAGCAGCGATATTTTACCTGTCTACACTGAGCCATCTTGGAGCCGGTTTTGGCGGCTTCCCGATGTTAGAGCATATTGCGAAAGAGGATTTAACGAAGTCGGAAATGTGGCTCGTGCGGCTAACGTTCGGTTGTCTATGCACCCTGGTCAGTTTACTGTGCTTGCATCTGAGTCTGATGATATTGTAAATCGTTCGATAGAGGAATTTGAATATCATGTGGACATGGCTCGATGGATGGGGTATGGCAAAACGTTTCAAGACTTTAAAATCAACGTTCATATCTCGGGTCGACGAGGCCCCAATGGAATACGTGCTGTTCTGGGCCGCTTGACTCCCGAAGCTCGTAATACATTAACAATCGAAAACGACGAAATGACCTGGGGTATTGAGCATAGCCTTGAGCTAGTCAACGACTGTGCCCTAGTCATGGACATTCATCATCATTGGGTAAAAACTGGAGAATATATTGAACCGACTGACGACCGTGTTAAAAGGATTATTGATAGCTGGCGTGGTGTGCGCCCTGTTTTACATTACAGTGTTTCACGGGAAGACATTGTTGTTGGCCATGCCACAGACACCCTTCCCTCCCTTGATTCGCTAATGGCTCAAGGCTACAAAAAACAAAAGCTCAGAGCACATTCAAACTTCTACTGGAATACAGCAGTGAATGAATGGGCTTTGAGCTTTCGAGATCACTTTGACATAATGTGCGAAAGCAAGGCTAAGAACTTAGCCAGCTTTGCACTCTACGAACAAAGTCTTAAGCAGCCGGTTTAGCTTTTGGCTTGCGAGGTGCTGTTGGCTTTGCAGTCTTTGTAGCAGCAGGCTTTTTAGCAAACTGTTGCTTCTTAGGTGCAGGCTTTTTAGCAGGTTGTTTTGCAGGTGCCTGTTCAACTACCGCAGCTGGAACAACTGCTTCAGGCGCAACAACCACTGCCTCAACTGCTGGCGCAGGTGCTGCCTCTACAACTGGTGCTGTCTCAACTTTATATGGGGCTTCCGCAGTTTGTTCTGCTGGCTTACCACCAAATAGTTTCTTTAATAAACCGATCATATTAAAATCTCCTTGTAGGTTATTTATGCACTAAATATAGTATGGCGCTACATTTCATCAAATACTTACACGAAGATACAGATACTAGAGAAATTGTTCAAAACAAACTGAGTTTTGGCAAAGAAGAACTCAATCCTGTAATGAGTAAAGATACTTTAGATTATCATTACTCAGGATTAGCTGCCAAGTATTTTGAAAGATACAATGCCGGCGAAGGTGATGCTAAATTTAATTATGGCGGTGCAATGCTACATAATTTGTTTTTTGGAAATTTAACTCCTCCAAGAGCCGCTAACCGCCCTAGTGAAGCAGCAGGTGAATTAATTGACAACGTCTACGGCAGCTTTGACAAATTCAAAGAAGCAGTAGAAAAAGAGTTTATGGCTGCACAGGGCTCAAATTGGATTTATATGGATACCGCAGGTAAACTGCATACTATTCATAATCACGAATACACAAAAGGTATGAAAATTGCTCTATTAATAGATGCATGGGAACATGCTTGGGCATTAGATTATCAACAGGACAAGGCCAAATATCTTGCTAACATTTGGCGTATTATTGATTGGACTGTAGTTAACGATCGATTAATAGGAGCATAACATGGCCTACTCGGACAAGGTTATTGATCATTATGAAAATCCAAGAAATGTAGGATCGTTTTCAAAAGATGATCCCACAGTAGGAACTGGCATGGTAGGGGCTCCTGCTTGCGGTGATGTTATGAAATTACAGATAAAGGTCAATGATGGAATCATTACTGATGCGAAATTTAAAACTTATGGATGCGGTAGCGCCATTGCATCTTCATCTCTCATTACAGAATGGGTCAAAGGTAAAACGCTCGAGCAAGCAGCAGAGATTAAGAACTCTGAGATTGCAGAAGAACTTGCGCTGCCACCGGTTAAAATACACTGCTCGATCTTGGCTGAGGATGCGATCAAGGCTGCAATAGATGATTACAATAACCGACACAGCCAAGACCAAAATTAAAGAACTGCTGGTTAAACGAGGCAAAGGCGTAGGGATTAGATTAGGTGTCAGGACTACCGGTTGTAGCGGATTGGCATACACACTAGAATACGTAGACCATTATGAAGCTGAAACGGGCATAACAAACTATGCTCAGGACGATTTTGTAGTACTTGTAGATGCTAAAGCAGACGTTTACCTGCAAGGTATGACCGTTGATTGGGTCCGCAATGGACTCAATGAAGGCTTTGATTTTCAAAATCCCAACGAACGGGATCGTTGCGGCTGCGGTGAATCGTTTAGAGTTTAATACTTTCCCACTGGCAGGGTAGAGCTTGCTGGCATATCCCAAATTTGTTTACGCTCAACTCCCTTACGTTGTGCAAACTTTTTAGCATCACAGTTTGAGCAAACGTGAAAGTAGTTGTTGCTCAACCTTTTGTGATCCATATGTTTTAAATCTCTAGTAAACTCCCCATCGCAATTGTCACAGCGAAAGACCGCAACAGTTTTTCTTCTGGTATATTCGTGTTCAATGCCTAGCTTACTGATCCTAACATATTGACTTTGTTGGATTTCTTTTTTTAAGAACATCCTGTATTTACATTCGGCTTATAAAACTTTGGGCTAAATAGTAGAGCAACCATAAATCTTAGGATCTACCATGGCAAGAAAAATTATTGATATCGGCGTTGTAGGCAACGACGGCACAGGCGACAGTATTCGCGACTCGTTTAGAAAAGTAAATGACAACTTCCGTGAGTTGTACAGCTCACTAGGCTTAGGTGAAAAGCTCACTTTTAAAAATCTAGATGACACTCCCAGCAGCTATCTTGGACAAGAAAATGCTATTGTTGCAGTTAACAATACAGAAACTGGAGTAATTTTTAAACAACTAGTGCCCGGTTCCGGTATTCAATTAGATTTTACCACTAATATAAACGAAATTAGAGTTAGTTCTGAGTTTTCAGAAGTAGTTGGTGATCCTAGTCCGCAACTAGGCGGTGACCTAAGTGCAAGATCTGGAGGCCTACAATGGAGAATTTTAGACCTAGGAACTAACTCAATTCCTATTACTCCTCTGTACGAACACGAAGCTATTAACAAACGATATGCTGATACTAAAATTGCTAGAGCAGGTGTTGATGCTATAGATCCTAGAACTGGGTTAACTAACAGTTCGTTTGGCACAATGAGTGGTCCTCTTATTCTTTCAAGAGATCCCGAGCCAGAAGATGATGACATATACGACGGAAGAATCGCTGCAACCAAAAGATACGTAGACAATTCAGCGTTCGGTAGTAGTGTAAACTTGTATGTTGCAATATCGGGTCAAGATGATAGAGTTGGAGTTAGTTCCAGTTTACAAGGTCGTGCATTGGCCTATGCCTATCGCACATTAGAAGCTGCTCTTAAAAGAGCAGAAGAGTTAGTCTTAGAAGCTAGAGACGAAATTGGTCCTTACAAGAAAATATTAACCTACAATAACGGTGCAGCACAATGTACTTTAGAAGATATAACAGACGCTCCTGCAAGTGGTACAGGATTTAGCGGAAGTCCGTTAATGAGTGTAGATTCAATTGCAGTTAACGTTGTCGGTGTAAACTATAGACCAGGCGACATACTAACTGTTGTTGGCGGAGCATATGTTGAACCGGCTAGAATTGAAGTATTATCAACTACTGAAGCAGGTGGTGTATTAACTTTTAGAATTTTAAGCACAGGTGTTTATAGTACTCTACCTCCTAGCAATACCAACGTGGCTACTACCGATGACAGTGTGAACGGACAATTTGCCACACTAAATTTAACCTATAGAGTAAACAATGTTGTAGTGAATTCGGGCGGTTCAGGGTACGGACTAGTATCAGTTAGAATTTCAGGCGGAGGCGGTACAGGAGCATTTGGAACTGCCGATGTTCTAAGTGGTGTTGTCCAAAGTATTACCATAACTGATCAAGGTTCTGGATTCACTAGCATACCTGCAGTATCAGTATCACTTCCACGATTCTTAATCAATACCGACGGTTATAGAACAGACTTCACTGGCGACGTTCTTACTTCGACTCCAAATGCAATTAGAAGCAGAGATATCCGAGAAGGTCTATATCTTCGAGGAGAATCATCTGGTGCGTTAGCGCAGATTCTATCTCATCAGGGTGCATTAGATAGTAATGGCAACGAGATTTTTGATGTAGATTTAAAATACGGAACGTTTGAAATTGGCGAAATAATATCCTATGGCGATGTCACAAAAAACATTCAAATCAGTATTTTAGTAGAAAGTGGGATATACGAAGAAAATTTACCTTTACGAATTCCTAATAACGTATCTATTATTGGCGACGAATTTAGACGTTGCATTATTAGACCAAAGCCTGGCATAAGTTCAAGCCCTTGGGCCTTCTTGCACTTTAGAAGAGACCTAACTGTTGGTGTAGCTGGTACTGACTTATTATCACTAACTGATAGACTATTCGGTTATCACTATCTACAAGATACTGCTCAGCCTGTTTATCCGCTAGTTAATAACAGAGGTTATTATAGATCAGCTGCACAACTTTTACAATTAAATCGCAGCTTTATACAAAAAGAAGTTGTGGGATGGATCGCTGATCAAGTGGTAAATGAAATTTCTCCGTTCACTGCTTCATTCCTTTACAATAGCAATACTTGTGAAAGAGACGTAGGTCTCATAATTGATTCCATGATCTTTGACTTAAAGTGGGGAGGGTCAGATAGAACTGTATCATCAGCACTCAAGTATTATGGAAATGCTAGCGGACTCATTGCAATTGGTGCTCAGCTATCACAGACTATCGCTGCTATTAGAAGATTAGGTACCCTTGCTCAACTGGTTATTCGAAATGTAGAAATCCAAGAACTCTATCAAGATGCATATCCTCAAATTGTTGACGGTGCATATATTGCTGAAGTTGGTACTACTGGAACATCGTTTAATATTACTGGTGTCACTAATGCTAGCCCAATTGCAATTACTACCGCTACCGCTCACGGATTAACCACTGGTAATCAAATTTTAATTAGTGAAGTAGGCGGTGCTACTGAAATCAACGGTAATGATTATTATGTTCAAGTTGTGAATTCAACATCATTTTACATCTACCAAGATTCTGCAAGAACAATTCCAATTAACGGAGCTACCTACGGAACATATACAACCGGCGGTAATGCTATCAGTATCGGTGGCGTAGTAGGCGAACTAATCAATACTGTTATTGATGTTATTGACAACTCAGGAAGTGTTAACTATCCGAAAGACAACGATCAGATGGACGTCACTTTATGTAATGACGCTGTTCGTATTCAAGCTATTACATTCCAAGGCCATGGTGGATTTGCCATGGTGCTTGATCCAGAAGGACAAATCCTTGCTAAATCTCCCTATGCACAAGAGTGTGCTTCGTTCTCAAAGGGAACAGGTAGACAGACATTTGCAGGCGGTCAGTATATTGACGGATTTACTGGAAACTTAAAATTCAAAATCTTAAGTAAAGACAGCAACACGTTCCTGCGTGTAGGTGAACTTAAACGTATGCCTCAACTACCAGCATCGTTTATTGTTGAAGATACTGTATATAGAATTAACTATGTTAGAGATTACACATTCAGTACCGCAGGATCTACAGCCTCATTTATATTAGATGAAACAACACCCTGGCCTTATGATTTATTTGTATACAATGAATCTATCTGTTATAGAGATGTTGGATTAATTTTAGATGGGGTTGGTTATGATATCGTCTTTGGTACTAATTATCATTCTAGAAGATCTGGATTAACCTATAGACTGGCAGCAGCAAGTGTAGTAATCGAAGATCAATTAGATCTAACTGTACGAGCAATCGAAGAGGCGCATACGCTGGCATCTAATTATTTGACGTCATATCCTACTGCACAAACGATTGTCGAAACTAGTAAAGATAATATTAGCAATATTGTTAGAAATGGCAGTACGTTTGCAGCTTCTTTATCGTTTACCAATCCTCCGGGGCTAGCATCTAACAGAGTAAATGCCAGCACATTACTACAGGCAAATTTTGATTTTATCAAAGATGAAGCAGTAGGATATTTGGCCGCTACATACCCGTCGCTGACTTTTCCAGACTTCCCAAGAGACGTAGTATATGCTATAGAATCATTAGTATATGATATTATCTACGGCGGTAATAGTGAGACTAGAAAGGTAGGTTTAAAATACTGGGACGGCGTCGGTGATGCTGTAGAGCTACAAATACCTGCACCAATACAGACAGCGACTGCCGCTGGTATCAACTATGCCAAGTATTTGGCTAAACAGGTAATTGTTGACCTAGCACCCACTACCACATACACATCCACACCAAGGATCTCAGGAACTGCTAGTGACGCTGCCATTCAAAACGAAATCGAAACATTATTGACTAATGTTGCAGCTATTGTTAGCGGTGGAGTAAGCTCTGCGGCTGCTGCGGTGTTGCCAAATTTAAGTACATACGCATATTCAGCTTCTTCCATAGCTGCACGTACATTAATTAACACAAATAAAACTGTTATACAAGAAGGTGTAATAGATTTTGTTAATGAAAACGCCAATGCCTACGAAGTACTAATGCCTGGCAATAGATCAATGTTGTCCAACGACTACACACAGATCAACGACCTAGGTTATGGTATTGTTGTTAACAACGGTGGTTTGGCAGAGTGTGTAAGTATGTTCACTTACTACTGCCATATTTCCTATTACTCAATTGGCGGTGGACAAATTCGTTCTGTGGGCGGTTCAAGTGCTCACGGTAATTTTGCGTTGGTTGCTGAAGGGTCAGATCCATTAGAGGTACCTACTCCTGTTTCATTGTATTACGATCTTGCTCAAGGAGCAGAATGTTATTTCCCTTCAGGATCGTATGCTAATACTGTAGGCGGACTATCAGTATATGTTACTAACTACACATATCCTCCTTCTCCAAATTCAGAATTAGAAGTCGATCACGGTCTTGGCACTATGTTTAGATACCCAATTACTGGAGTGTCAACTGACAGTTCTTTACCTGCCGGCGTAGCAAGATTAAGTTTAAGAAGCTCAGAAGGTGCAGGCGTTGACGGACTTGCAGCAGTTATTACCGATGGACAAATATTAACAATTAGACAAAACTCCACAGTGGTACTAACTGGTAATGCTGTAGACGTTGCTGTTCGACCAAGTACTGGTCTAGTACTTGCTGAGTCTCCAGAAGTCTATCGAGTATTGCAGTTTGAAGCATACTCTGACTTTGTAGGTTCTAGAACTATTACTATTGCGTTAGGTACTCCTGGAATTATAACTAGAGCATCACATGGCCTTCAACCAGGTTATCAAATTATTCTTGCCACAACAGGTGCGTTGCCAACGGGGTTTGTAGCTGGTGAAATTTATTATGTACAATCTGATGGCTTTACTGCAAATAGTTTTAGATTGGCTTCTACTAAACGTGGTACCGCTATCAATGCCAGTGGCAGTCAAAGCGGAACACATTCTTATACCGTGTTCGGGCTTGCTCAGACAACACTTAGAGAAAATTACAACTACATCGATCTATCAATATATCCACAACAACCATTTGTCACAACCTCAAGCGTTTGTACAATTTCCATTGCTGATCCAGCTGTAATTACATTAGCTGGGCACGGATTTACTGCCGGCAATGTTATTAGATTTACTACATCTGGTTCTTTACCTGGTGGAATATCAGTTACTAGAATGTACTTTGTTAAAACTGTATTAGATGTAGACACATTCACAATAACTGACGTAGCAACTAGTTCATCAACTGCACTCGAAACTACCGGTTCACAAAGTGGAGTGCATCGTGTAGGGAAGGTTGTAGGTCGTGCAGGCGACAGTACATTTGCAGTTGTACCAATTAGCGGTCAAGAAGAGAATCGATTACTTGGTACTAAGATTGTATTCAAAGGTGTAGAGTATACTGTACAGGCCTATCAAAATGAAACAATCACCGGCGACAATTACGGATTAATAACTGTAAGTCCTGCGTTATCAGATTCACTAATTTATTTTACAAGTACTCCGACTATCAAGTCTGCGGTACCAAAAAACGAACCTGGCACACTTACAATTAGAATTTCTCTAACTCGTGTGACATCACATGATCTATTAGAAATTGGTACTGGTTCATATGCTGATACAAATTATCCAAACGAAATTTATGGTCCTGCGGTTAATGCGCTAGATCCGGATTCAGAAACTCAAGAACGTAGCGTAGGACGAGTGTTCTATGTGACTACTGATCAATTTGGTAATTTCTCTGTTGGTCCATACTTCCGTGTTGACCAAGGTACAGGTAGTGTGACCTTTGCAGCATCAATTGCTCTGTCAAACCTAGATGGTATTGGTTTCAAACGAGGTGTTCCTGTAAGTGAATTTTCAACTGATAGTTCATTCAGCGATAACGCTACTGATACTGTTCCAACAGAAAATGCCACAAGAGGATATATTGAACGCAGACTAGGAATCAGCCATACTGGTGCTGTATTACCATTGGGTACATTAATACCAGCATTCAGTGGCGGCTATATGGCTCTCGACGGCCAGTTAGCTATGAAGTCTGATATGGATCTAGGTAATTTTAAAATTTTTAATTTAGCAGATCCCGTTAATCCTACTGATGCAGTTAACTATCAAAGTTTAACTTTTAACAATTTATCAGATATCACAATTACTGATCCTAGAAGTGCTGACATCTTAACGTTTACCGGAGCCGGTGATTTTGCACAAAACTCTAGAATGGTAGGTGATATCAGTCTTAGCATAGACTCTACAGCCAACACTGTTGATGCTCAGATCAATCCAGGAGTTATTACTAACACTGATGTTAATGCTTCTGCTGCTATTGTTCAAAGCAAATTGTTATTGTCATCTTCTACAACTAGAGCAAATGCTACCGGAATAACACAAGCAGAAAAAGGTATATCTAGTTTTGATAGTGCGCAATTTGACGTCACGGACGGCTGGGTCACACTAAAAGATAACGGTATTAATTTATCAGACCTCCCACAGATTGCAACTAAAACAGTTTTAGGTAATTCAACACTAGTGACTGGTAATGTATCAGCGGTGGCATTTAGTACTGTAGTCAATGACGGTGGCGGTATTAAGAAAACACAGTACAATGGCGGAACTGGATATTTAAGAAGAATTGGTTTTACTTCTACTAATGATACCGACTATGCTATTGTAGATGAGGCAACTGCTGCCACTGCCAGCACATTGGTTAAGCGTGATGTTAACGGAGACTTTGCTGGTAGATTTATCAGCATGGAAAAGCTCATTGTTGATACAAAAACAATCCTTGATACCACTACAACTGCAACAGGTGGATATACTCAACTGTATGGATTTTCAAATAACGTTGGTATATTAATTGGTGATGGATCTGTTGGTACAGACAAGCGAACATTCTACGATAACGATTCGCATACCTTTAGAACATACAACGGTTTGAGTAATGCTCCGATAACTGTAGGTTCAATTACTACTCCAGTTATTACAACAGGAGCTGTTGGAACCAGCGGAACTATAACCGGACTATGGGGACTAAGTTCTGGTAGTAGATTAACAGCTACCTATGCAGACTTGGCCGAATACTACGAGGGTGATCGAGAATACGAAGTCGGAACTGTACTAGTATTTGGCGGAAACAAAGAAGTCACTGCTTCATCAACATACGGAGATCACAGGGTCGCTGGAGTAGTTAGCAACACTGCTGGCTACATTATGAACGATCAATGCAGTGGTGTAAAAAATCTAATAGCTTTGCAAGGTCGCGTACCTTGTAGAGTAGTAGGGAAAATCAGCAAAGGCGATTTAATAGTAACATCAAATATCCCAGGGGTTGGAATATCAGCAGGCGGAACTGCTAAGACTGGTACAGTCATTGGCAAAGCATTGGCAGATTACAATTCAGATCACATTGGCACTATCGAAGTTGCCGTAGGAAGAACATAATGTCTAGACAAACAATAAATTCAGGCTCGGCTCCGATACTGTGGAGTACAGTCGATGAAGCATTTAATAAAATAAATGACAACTTTACAGAACTGTATTTAAGTATCGGAGGGGGTGGTGCTGTTGATTTAACAGAATTAAACACCAATGTTAGTCCAGGCACAAACGAAACTTACGATTTAGGAAGCCCGACCAAACGATGGAGAGACATTTATCTAAGCGGTAGTTCAATACATCTAGGGTCAGCTGTTATTACTTCACAATACGGTGCAGTTAATCTTCCCGCAGGATCAACTATTGGCAATTTAGCACTCGACGAAAGTTATTTTAAAACTATTGCTGTGTCAGGTCAGTCTAACATTGTTGCAGATACTGGAACTGATATATTAACATTTGCAGCCAACAGTGGTATTTCGTTAACTACCAATGCTAGTACCGATACACTGACTATTGCGAATAGTGGGGTATTAACTAATGTCGCTGGTTCTGGTATTGCAGTTAGTGGTGCTAGTGGCAATGTCACAATATCAAATGCTGGCGTATTATCAACTATTGCAGGCTACGGTATAAGTGTTAGCGGTGCAACTGGCAATATTACTATTGCCAACACTGGTATTGTCAGTATCATTACAGACCCAGGATCAGGTATATCTTTAGATACTAGCGTGCCTGGAACTGTTCGTATTACAAACTCAGCACCTAGTGTTCCACAAAATATTTTCCAAACATTTGCAGTTAGCGGTCAGTCAAACGTAGTTGCCGATAGTACATCAGATACAATAACATTTGTCAACGGCACTGGTGTTAGTATAACAACTAATGCCTCAGCCGATAGTATAACATTTACCAACTCTGGAGTGACTAGTGTTGCTGTTTCTGGGGTCGGGCTAAACGCAAGTGCAGCAACTGGATCTATAACACTATCAAACACAGGTGTTACTGCTATATCAGCAGGCGACGGAATTAGTGTTAACCAAAGTACTGGTACTGTAATTGTCACTAACACAAGATTTGGATTTACTTCCGTTGCAGTAAGCGGACAATCATCTGTACTGGCTGATAACACCACCGATACTCTAGTGCTTGTAGCTGGAGAAGGCATACAGTTAACAACCAATGCAGTCAGCGACAGCATCACATTTGATGTGACCTACCTCAAAGGTTCTGTATTCTCCGATGCATCAACCATGGTTATTAACGGTGCTACAGGTACAGTAGTTGGTCCGGTTGCGACATCCAGTTTGAGAACTAGTGAAGAAAAGATAGCACTAGGTACAGATGCCGGAGCAACAAATCAAGGCGATGTAGCCGTAGCAATAGGAAAATATAGTGGCGAAATAAATCAAGCGCAACGTGCAGTGGCTGTTGGATTCAATGCTGGAAATGCTAATCAAGGACTGTATGCAATTGCTATTGGCGAGGCTGGATTTAGTAATCAGGGTGCTAGAGCAATAGCTATCGGTTCGTTAGCGGGAGCAACAGGTCAAGGTGCTAACGCTATTGCAATCGGTGAGAGTGCAGGCAACGTTAGCCAAGCTGCAAATAGTATTGTGTTAAATGCCAGTGGTGCTGCACTCAACGGTGCAGCAGCTGGTTTCTATGTAAGACCAATTAGAGAAGTCACTGGACCGCAAACTGTATACTACAATCCTACCACATACGAAATCACATGGGGACCAGTTCCATCAGGTGGCGCTGGTGGTGGAACCAGCTACTATGAATTTAGCGTAGCTGGCGATGACTCTACTATGAGAACAATATTCTCTGGAGAGACCCTACGCTTTGCAGGTGCAGGCGGAATTACAACAACCACAGACGGCGAAGGTAAGGTCACTATTACTGGTCCAACATTGGCTACTGTAGCCACTAGTGGCAGCTATGCAGACTTAACCAATAAACCTTCTATACCCGCAGCATACTCTGCAACCAGCATCGATGCACTTAGTGATGTTGATACAACGTCATCGGCTCCTAGCGAAGGACAGGCATTAGTATGGAGTTCAGCAAGTAGCAAATGGTTGCCAGGAACAGTAGCAGGTGGCGGTGGTGGTACGCTAGCATCAAGAGCGGCTATTGCTGGAACAACAGGAAGTCTAGCCAATGCAGCAACTGGCAATTTAACCATCACTGGTTATAAAGGTTATATGCTTTACAAGATTCAAACATCAGCTGCCGCATGGGTAAGAATTTATACAGACATTGCTAGTAGAACAGCAGATGCAAGTAGAGTAGAAGGTGCTGATCCAACTCCGGGTTCTGGTGTAGTAGCTGAAGTTATTACAACAGGCGCACAGACTATTTTAATTAGTCCAGGCGCATTGGGATTCAGTAATGAATCAAGTCCGAATACAAACATACAGTTAGCAGTGACTAATAAGAGTGGCGGAACAACTACTATCACTGTTACACTAACTGCTGTACAGTTAGAGGCATAATATGTCAGAAATGCTGTCTTACATACAGACTAGAAAGTATATTGTCACAGTGTACAACTACGATGACCTCGATACTATCTATGAAGAATTAGAAACTTCAGGAAAGGCACCGTTCGATACAGAAATTCATCGTGACGTACAATGTCTAGAACGTAGACCTATGAGCAGAAATACTGTTTATAGATTGACTGATTGGGAAGCAGCTCAATTAAAAAATGATACTAGAGTAAAGGCAGTCACTATACATCCAGATGAACTTGGCATTAAAGCAGGTACTAATGCAACTACACAGACTAGTTCTGCTTGGGATAAATCAAGCGGCACGTCTTCATCAATGAAGAACTGGGGCTTGTTAAGATGTACTGAAGGTTCTCAGAGAACAGGATGGGGCGGCACTGGCTATCAAGGCAACGGCTCCGGAACTGCTGCTCAGACTGGCACAATTGAATTGACTCAAACTGGTCGCAATGTTGATGTTGTAATTTGCGACACTGGTCTTCCAACACAAGCTCATCCTGAGTTTGCTGTAAATGCAGACGGAACTGGGGGATCAAGAGTTGTAAACTACAACTGGTTTCAACATAATCCGGAAGTAACTGGTGGTGCTGTGGGCACATACAATCTAGGTCTGCTTGATCCTCACGGCATGCACGTAGCAGGCACCGTGGCAGGCAATACACAAGGATGGGCTCGCGACTCCACAATCTATAGTTTATATTATGATACTGGAAATACTGGCAATTTTAGTTTGGTATTTGATTACGTACGAGCTTTTCATAGAAACAAAACAGTTAATACAGCAACTGGTAGAAAGAATCCCACAATTGTAAACAACAGTTGGGGTATGAGTGTGTTTCCTAGTGAATGGAGTTTCACTGATATTACCGCAGTAACTTATAGAGGAACAAGATATACTCCAGGCGGTGCTACTACCTTTCTTGGAACCAGCGGTGTTTGCACCAGTTCAACCAGATTGGCAAATTTAGCAGGCTTAGAAAATTTTGGTAATAGAATAATCACTTCGGGCCCAGTAGGTGCTACTGGCGGCGTTATTAATACAAAACCTGCATCGTGGACACTAGAATCAAATCAATCAGCATATCTACTAGGAATAGCACCTCCGGACTCAACCTATTCAATAACGTTAACTACTACAGGTAATAACACTTCGATAAGAGTTAAAAATGATGTTGCATCGGGCGGTCAAACTGGACAGACTAGTTTGTCTATGGGTATACAGATTGTTAGACAAAGTGATAACTCTGTAATAACATCATTTAGTCAAGGACCATTCGTATCAATCGAAGGTGGCGATGTTAGTGCTGTCATTGACGAAGATGTAATACTGCCAACTACTGGCGCATATACAATTACCTATACAACAGCATTAGACATCAGTCAGGTCAGTAATCCATTAACAGCATTTGCCATGTTGTGTACAATTACACAAACACCTAGCGGCAGTGAAGCTGCTACTGTCAGCAGTATCACAAACAGCTTGTTAGGGGCCGCAAGTCTAACAGCGTCAACTACTCCTACAGTAGGCAGCAACGATGACGGCTATTGGACACTGTCTTTACCGTTTCCTATTACATATTTAGGTACCACACACAATACAATATATCCTAGTACAAACTTTTATCTAACGTTTGGTGGTGGATCGACTGTGTGGAGTGGCGTTAGCATTACTAATCCGGCATTGCCTAAAATCATGTGGTGTGCTAAAGATAATTCAGTACAAAGAATATACTACGGAACTGAAGGTGTTAGTCCCAATAGAACATTTAGAGTAAGACAAGAAGGAACATCAACTACCTCAGGTTCTGTAGGCAGTCCCTCAATGGTATGTGAGTGGACGTTCTACGAAAATGCTCCTAGCCAAATAGATCTTCAGGTAGGTGTTAATAGTTCTAAAACTACGGGCGGTGGATTTACTACCCAACAACTTAACGATTGGGGATTCATTAGCGGTCAACGTATTCCCCTAAGAGTATCTGCCTGTGACGATGATATCGAAGATCTTTACGACGAAGGTATTATTATGGTCGGTGCTGCGGGTAATGGCCGTTGGAAACACGATGTCCCGGGTGGAGTTGATTGGAATAATACATTTGAAATGGCTACTAGATATCCTGCCAGCGTCTTACAGCCATACTATACTCATCGAGGAACAAGTCCTACAGCCAATGACACACTAACTTACGGCACACACGACCTTCCAGCAATATGTGTAGGTTCGGTAGATACTATTCAAATTGACCAAAAGGTATTGTATAGTGATTGTGGTGCAGGAGTTGATCTTTTTGCACCAGGTACATACATTGTGAGTGCATTGCCTAGTGGTACTGCTGATCCTAGAAACAGCAGTTATTACATTGGAAAGTATAGCGGTACATCAATGGCCAGTCCGCAGGTATGCGGTGTACTGGCCTGTGCGTTGGAAGTTTATCCAGATATGAATCAAGAAAGAGCCAAGGCTTATATTACTTCTATTGCTAAGACAGGTCAACTTGTAGCAACTTCAGGCGGTCCTACTGATGGTCAAGATCTACAAGGTGCACCTAACCTATATTTGTATTACAAAAAAGAAAGAGAATCTAGTGGCAATGTATTTCCGAAAATCAATTATAAACCAAGACCCTCAACAGGATCGGTTTATCCTAGACCTAGAATTAAACGAACATTATAACGGAGCGCAGAATGACAAAACAATCAATTAACGTAGGAACATCACCCAACGACAACAGAGGGGACAGTCTACGGGCAGCGTTCCAAAAGATCAATGCCAACTTCACTGAGCTGTACACAGCACTGGGACTAGATGTTGCTCCTTTAAATCTAGGAGCATTTGAATTTGTGGGCAGCACACTGAGTACCACTGATAGTTCAGCTATCGTGATTGATCAAGCTGTCACTGTCTCCAGCAACTTGACAGTGGGTGGGGATGTTTTGCCCAGTGTGGCCAACGGTGGCGATCTAGGCTCATCTGCTAGACCTTGGCGC